AACCAAGCGTTTTGTTCCCCGTTATTTAACGGAACTCCATGCCTTGCGCTCCAATCAATTTCAGGACAAGTTTTTCCTTTTATAACTATTAACTCTTCCTCAGTCAACCCTACCCATTCTTTATTACCAAAAAACTTTTCAGCACATGATAAGCAATACAGCGCATAACCACCACCAACCCCACATTCAGCACATCCTTGTTGTGGTGTTGTATATAAAGGCAATGGCTCAACATCAACTGTAATTGGTGCGGTAACTGTTGTTGGCTTTGCCCAGTAAAAACCGCCTTTTTGCGGATTGAAATAAGCCACAGGCTCGTCCTGCTTTTGATTTACTTCTGTAGTCATACAAGTGCCTTTAAAACACGTTGGTTTCTACCACTAAAACTTGGTCTGACTTCGCCTGTATCAATGATTAATCCTTTGCGGATCAATGGACGAATTCTGGGAGATATAGAGCTTTGTCTAATCTCAGGCAATGCGTGTTCTATGTCTTGCAATATACAACCGCTAGGAAAGGCTTTAATCGCATCTAGGACGATTTTTTCTATCCTACTGACATTGACACTTGCCCCAGCTTCTTTAGACGTTTGTGGGTCTGTAGCACGAGCAAATCCACGACTAACCATTTCGCTCAACTCTTCAAATATATTAAATGTTTTCATAATTTACCTTTATTTATCATTAAATTGGGCGGTTCGCATAAAGCAGCGTTTCCCATTCTCCAAATATGACTTAACCTATTTGAGATACTGTAGCTAACACAGTAGACCGCCCAAAAATTTAAAAACCAATGTCGTCAACAGGCTTTTTTTCCCTTGGCTCATTCAAGTATGCCCAGCCAGACCAAGCAGGCTCACACACAGGAATGTTGTCAATCTTTAGCATTGGGCCGTTTTTCGTTTCAATGATTGACCCAATTCGTTGATAGCGGTTCTTTTCCTGACCATTTTGGTCTTTGTACTTTCCAACTATTGCCGTAATTTCTTGTGTTACTTTAGACATTTATTTTCCTTAATTTTTCTACTTTTTCGTTTACTTCTTCCAAAAACCCTTTTACATCAGACTCTAGCTTTTTGCAATACTCTTCATCTAGCTCAATGCGTTGAATAAAAAGTTGTAGGTTATCAGGCAATCTAGGATCATAACTCACAAAATCGCACCACTTTCTACCTGTACAAAGCATCTGCCAAGTCATTTGGGTAATGTACTTTGATGGCACTTTTTGAGACAAAAGTGTATCCAAGTGCGTACTGGTATTCGGGCATTTGATTTCTATGAGTCCATCATTATCAACCAAACCATCTGGAGATGCTCCAGCCTGTTCAATCTTTGGATGTACAACAAACCCAATCTGGTTGACCATGTTGCCAGTTTTCAACTCGTATTGCGCCCTTGCAAGTGGCTCTGTCTCTGTTCCCCATGCCATCGCAGCATTTGTAAAAGATTCCGCTGGTTTGCCAGTCAAAATCTCGCAGATAAGTTGCGCTTCGTAATTGGCACGACTGGCAGAATAACCTGACTTTGTCGTGGCAATAATGTCCGCAACTCTGGATGCTGTTACTTTTCCGCAACGTATGGCAAACCATTCTTCTGTGCCTTGTTCAATATCATTCATCTACACCCCCATTTATGCCTCGTGGCTCAATTTTCTTGAATTCCCTCTCAACCATCATTGCATCTGCAACTTTGTATGAAAGTTCAATAACTTCTTTGTTAATTGTTTTGCGCCCAAAGATAATACCGATTAACGCTTGGGATGCAAAATAATCTCTTAAATCCATTCTCAAAAGATTCTCTTTCATTTGTTACCCTTTAAGTTTCTTTTTACATTCGTCTTTCTTACCTATAAGTTTCTTTTGCCAGTCTTTGTCCCCATCTGTTGCAGCTATTGCCTGCACAAATGCTTTTTGTAATGCTTCAATTGATACACATTCTTCAAACAAAGCCATATAGTCAGCCATTTCGGACTCATTTACATTTGATTCAGGCTCTTCACCTTGGGGTAAGTCTTCACCAGCATAAATGTATAGACCAAGACCATGCAACGACAATGATTTCGTCATGCACCGCATGATGGCAGTATTAACCTGAAACGCATCAGGGTTAATGATCGCCTTGTTTCTGTGATCCATTACTGGGAGCTGACAAGTCATTTGTTTGCCAAATAACTGAGTTGTGACAAACACCATAGCAGTTCCGTTGACTTCCATGAAACACTTGTCGTTGAACATCTGTACGTCCCATGTAGCGCCTGGATCAGCCTCTAGTGCTTTTGCCCATGCCCATGCCCATGAAAGATATGTCAGTTGTCCTTTTTTCTCTGTGTGGTCGTTTACGTTAAGTTTGAGTAAGTCGTTGATAGTCATACAACCCCCAAAAACATTAAAGTAAATGTAAACACAAACATGAGCACGCAAATCAAACAGATTAATTTATCTTCGTTATCCATATCATCCTCGAAATTGGGTTGTGGGTTTGCGGGAAATGCCTCAGCTAATGTGCGAGGAAACGTACGAGTTGTTTCGTTGCCGTTGTAGAAGAATTTAATTGTCATTTTCGTCCCCCATGCAATTGTTGCAACCAGGATGATCGGGGTCTGAGCAAATTGGATTTGCTCTCAGAATGTTGTATTGACGAGCTTCCCAAAAGTCTTGCGCTTTGAGTTCTCTAATATCATCGTCTTCTTCAAAATAACTTCTATTACTCATAATGTGTCCTTAATTTATCTAATGAAGTATCAGCGTTGTGCTGATAAAACGTATCTTACTCCTAAATTGACGAATATGTCAACTGACCTTTCAAAATATATGGTTTTCGTGGTTTTTGCGACAATTTAGGAGTAAACTTAATTTATGGACAAACAAAAAGCAATCGTATTAGCGGGTTCTCCTGCAAAACTAGCACGTTTATTAGGTATCAAGCGCCAGGCAATATACAACTGGAAAGAGATACCTGAGTTGCGTATTTATCAGTTAAGGGTATTGCGCCCCGAATGGTTTGAGGTATTGAAATGATTTATTTAATATTTATTGTTTTACTTTTAATTTATTTTGAAATTAAAGGTTAAATAGGATACAATCCAAATTATTGCCGTTGCACGCAATTATTTAAGCCATTTGTGAAAGTATCTTGCCTCTATACTTAGGGGGTGCAACCAAGGTACTTTCTCAAGTGGCTTTTTTTATTGTTGTAATGCAATCGTACTCCACACGATAGCAGAGCATTTGAATGGATGGCTTGGAAGAAAACACCGCACTCTGATACACCCCAGAGCAAAACGTGACCGAACTTAGTTTAGGTATCGGTAAAGCACAAGATAACTCAGGTGGACAACTAGGTCTTGTGTATAAGCGAATAAACTCGTCAAGCGCACTTGGGCTTTTTGTGTAGATAACTTAAGATAAATGATGATAAATAACAAGATGCTGGAGAGGGAATGGTTCATATCCACCCTAGCATAACCTATGGAGAAATAAAAAATGGGATTTGAAGATTTTTGGAAAGCCTGGCCTCGTAGTTCACGCAAAGGAGGCAAGTCAGAATGTTTAAAAAAATGGCAGAAATATTATTGTGATGCGTGTGCAGATCAAATAATTAAACACGTTGAATGGATGAAGACCACAAACGACTGGCGCAAAGACAACGGAGCGTTTATTCCTGCGCCCCTTGTGTACTTAAACCAACAGCGTTGGGATGGAGCTGAGATACCTGAAGTCTCTACAATGGTTCAGGAACGTGACCCTTATCTTGTTAAACTAGATGCAGAAAAGAAATTGGCAGTACCTATGCCTGACTACATTAGAGAACGTATTAAATCGTTGGGGAGAACATGAATGAGTTGGCTCTTTTCGCAGGCGCTGGTGGAGGAATACTTGGGGGAAAACTTCTCGGATGGAGAACAGTCTGTGCTGTTGAGTGGGAAGCCTATCCAGCAAGCGTATTGTGCGCCCGACAAAATGACGGACTTCTCCCGCCTTTCCCGATTTGGGATGACGTACAAACCTTTGACGGAAAACCTTGGCGAGGAATTGTTGACGTTGTATCTGGCGGATTTCCATGCCAAGACATTAGCGCAGCAGGAAAAGGCGCAGGAATTGACGGAGAACGATCAGGAATGTGGGGTGAAATGGCACGGATCATTTGTGAAGTACGACCCAAATACGTCTTTGTGGAAAACTCACCAATGCTCACTTCTAGGGGACTTGGAAGAGTTCTCGGGGACTTGGCCACAATGGGGTTTGATGCGAAATGGGGAGTGTTGGGAGCGGCAGACATTGGAGCAAACCATAAGAGGGACAGAATCTGGATTTGTGCCAAATGGGGAGGACAAGTTTCACACCCCCAACACAACAGGATTAGATGGTGGGAGCAACAGCAGGAAAGCATTAAAAAGAAGGCAAAAATTTCCGACACCTATATCGGACGATGCGAATCACAGAACCAACCCAGCCCAATTGAGAAGGCAAACAATCAAATTATCTGTAATGGCAGCCCACAACATTTGGCCGACTCCCAATGCTTGGGACGGGAAAAGAGGGCCAAGAAGTGCAGAGAACCTAGCGACCAAGAAACATCAAATATCTCTGGTAACCGCAGTCAAACACTCGGAAACTACGGATCATCAGACTGGTGGGCAATTGAACCCAACGTGGGTAGAGTGGTTGATGGGATGGCCGCTAGAGTGGACAGACTTAAAGCCATTGGAAATGGGCAAGTCCCATTATGTGCAGCAACAGCTTGGAGAATCTTAAGTGGAAATTAAAACAATATGGCAACCAGTACCGCCTTGGCCTGAGGGAACTGTTTTAAAGGAAACTAAGTACCCTGTTGCGGACAGATTACCTAGACTGCTTCCAGAGGTGCGTGTTCTTGCGCCAAGGTTCTACAAGTCGATTGGCTACCGCAATTCAAACGAAATGAGAAAGTGGATTGTAAATGGATGAGCCTTTTGAACAAATGTACGATGAAATTGTAGAGTTGTACGCTCACCTTGCAATGCAACCTGGCTGGGTAGAATACATCAGGGATGCAGTACGTCAGAAGATGCAAAGTAACGCATTATTTGCAAATCTAGCTGAAGATGTAAAAAATACGATACATAGGAAGAAAAATGAGACGAGCAGCACGAGTTGACGAGAATCAGGCAGAAATAGTCAAGGCTCTTCGTGATGCTGGGGCTTATGTGTATTACATCAAAGAACCCTGCGATCTTCTTGTGGGATATGAGGGAGAGACTCTACTTATGGAGGTAAAGAACCCTGATAGTGCGTATGGCAAAAAAGGGTTTAACGAGAACCAGCTAGACTTTGCTGAAAATTGGAAAGGTGGGCCGTTTTGCTTGGTTGATTCAGTTGAGAGCGCAATGCGTATGCTGAAACTTATGTTGTCTAAACCATGAAATTTAAACTAGAAAATGAAGAACAAGCCAAAGCGTTGATGAACAGAGTTTGGCCTAAAGTCTTAGAGGCGCTTAAAACTGGTAAACAGCTTGATATGGAAATTGTGGATGCGGTCAGATCAGACGATCAAAACAGGTTGTATCACGCAATAATTGCTGATATTGCCCATCATGCTACACATCTTGGAGCTAAATGGGATGAAGAGAGTTGGAAGCGTTTTTTAATAGACCAATTTGCCTCAGAAACAGGGCTTAGAAGCGGTAAAGTTGTACCGAGCTTAGATAGTCATCGGATTGTGCAACTCGGTCTCCAATCTCGTAAATTTACTAAGGAACAGGCATCACAGTTTGTGGAATGGCTCTATGCTTGGTGCGCCCAAAACGAAATTGAAATAAATGAAACCAAATCCCAAACGTGATTACATTCGCAGTCGTAAGCTATTGGATAATTGCCAATATCTGAATTGCGCCATGTGTGGGGTAGATGATGGCACGATTGTTGGCGCACATTCTAATCAAGGCATACATGGCAAAGGTAAAGCTATAAAAGCAGACGACAATATGATCGCTGCCTTATGCCATGTTTGCCACATGGATTTAGACCAAGGTTCTATCTATAGCAAGAAAGAACGTGAAAAGCTCTGGGATAGAGCGCACCTTAAAACAGTTTACTGGCTAATTGAAGCTAATTTGTGGCCTGATAATGTGCCTCTACCCCAAACCTATATAGACTACAAGAATAGTCTTATTTAATCGGATGTGCCTTTTCCATAGGCAAATTCTCATGTTTTTTGAGCTTGTCTTCTAGTCTGTGCAACTCGTGCTCAGTTTTCTTTTCATGTTCCCTTAAAACCACATAATGTGATTTGGGTGACTTGTATTCTTTGCCTTCAATTTTAAAGTTCTTCATGCTATTACCTTGCCTTCTTTAAGTTCTGCTATTGTTAAACCGCCTGTGTACTGAAAGTGCGCCAGTTCTTTAAATGATTTCCATTTACCAGCCCACTCCAGTCCTGATTCTTCTCCGAGTTGCCCTATCTGTGCCCAAACTGGATGTGATCCGTCCCAGTCTGGTTTGCCATTAACCACAGGCACAATATCCACAGCGCAACGATGATTGTGAAAAGAGTCACCTCCCCTTGCATTTGTGACAATCTTGCCCTCAGTTGTGCGCCCTTGAGCATAAAGAGCATCCTGACTTTCATAATCACGATATGTAGAAGTAACCAAGATGTCGATGCCATTATGCTGACAAGCCTTAATAAAATCTTCAACTCTTGCTTTAACTTGCGGAAGTAAATCATCTAAGTTTCTTGAATTAATCATTTTGTTGCTAAAATTAAATTTTTACGTTTTGTCCAATGATTTTCACCAGACGCTTGTGGATATTTTTTGCCTAAATTTGATCTTTTTTTATTAGCCATGTCTTGTGAATTATCTTTAGGAGTTCCAAGCCATAAATGATTTGGATTAAAACATTTTCTATTATCACAGGAATGGCAAACAAATAAACCATTTGGTATTTGCCCCTTAAACAACTGATATGAATATTTGTGAGCAGTAAATACACCGCTTTTTATTGAACCAAATTGTCCATATCCAGTTGTTTTAAATAAAGCACCATCCCATTCCCAACATTCATGTTCAGATAATTTAGAATTAATATGAGATAAAAATCTGCAATCATTACTGCACCATGCTTCTCTTGAAGTCATTGGTTGAAATAATTTTTCACAATTTTTACAATTTCTTACTTTATAAATCATTTGATTGAATTAGATTTGTGAAGCATTGCATCTTTGGCTTGTGAGCCAGAAGAACTGCCGTAGTAAAAAGAAATTATGCCTGTCCATGCAGTTCCTAGCGAACCCAGCATCAAAAGCAAAGCATCAGATGTTTTGAATGTTTCCATCATCAGCCCTACCAATATACCAAAGAATCCAAATGT